CCCGCACTCACTTGAACACATACCGGCGTCTCCAGGTCGGGAAAGCGCGTGCGACAGACCACTATCTGTGGCCGCTTTTCCGCTACCAGGCGAACCCGTTTATGAGCGCGTACCGCTTCAAACGGGCGATGCAGGCGTGGCTTCTGCTCTGGGGAAACGCCTATGCCGAAATCGAGATCAACGGGCGCGGCCAGGTCGTCGGCTTGTGGCCGTGGCGTCCGGACCGCGTCCGGATTACGGGCCTAGATCCCGACCAGGTGATCTACCACTACCGGATGAACGATGGATCGGAGGTCGCGCTCCCGGGCGCCTTCATCCTTCACCTGCGAGGCCTCGAGCTCGACGGCTTCGCTGGATTGAATCCGATCCGCTCGAACAAGGAGTCGATCGGCCTCGCGAAGGCGGCTGAGCAATATGGCGCGCGCTTCTTCGCCAACAATGGCCGGCCTGGCGGCGTGATTCAGCACCCCGCGAAACTCGGTGCCGACGCGCGCAAGAACATCCAGGAGACGTATGAAAAGCTCCACCGCGGAATCCGCGGCGCGCACCGGGTCGCGATCCTCGAAGAGGGGATGAAGTATCAGGACGTCGGAATCGCTCCTGAAAACATGCAGTTTCTGCAAACCCGACAGTTCCAGGCGATCGATATCGCGCGCCTGTTCGGAGTTCCGCCCCACATGATCGCGGAGCTGTCGCGGGCGACGTTCAACAATATCGAGCATCAGTCGATCGAGTTCGTGATGTATTGCCTTGACGACTGGTTCGCCAATTGGGAAGCCGAGATCATGCACTCGCTGCTTTCCGACACCGAGGCGAAACAGATCACGGTCGAGTTCGCGATCGAGCGCTTGCTGCGCGGCGATTTGAAGGCTCGCTATGACGCCTACGCGGTCGCGCGCAACTGGGGCTGGTTGAACGTGAATGAAATCCGCGCCCGGGAAAACATGAACGGGATCGGGCCCGCAGGCGACGTATATCTTCAGCCGCTCAACATGAACCGCGCGGGCGAGGTCCCGCAGCTCGAACCGCCGGACGATCCCGACGACGAGGGCGATCCCGGCACCGCCGAAGAAGATCTGCCGGGAAAACCGAAACAGATCGTCGAACCACCGTCCGCAGCCGACGAAACCGCAGAGGGGGAACCCGAATGAAATACGAGCGACGCATCGTGATGAGCGACCTCGAGGTCCGCGCCGAGGGCGACGGCCCGAAGAAACTGCGCGGCCACGCGGCTGTGTTTAACAAACCCGTCGACCTCGGGTGGTTCATTGAAACGGTCAAGCCTGGCGCCTTCAGCCGCTCGATCCAGGAGCAAGACGACGTCCGCGCGCTATGGAACCACGACGCGAACCACGTGCTCGGGCGCACGAAGGCCAACACGCTCTCGCTCGCCGAGGATTCGGTTGGGCTGCTCGTCGAAGTGGATCCGCCCGATACGCAGATGGCGCGCGATCTGTTGACTTCGATCGGTCGCGGCGACGTGACCCAGATGAGCTTTGGGTTTTACGCCCGCGCGGTCACGATCCGTCGCGAGGGCGAGCTGTATTATCGCGATCTCACCGACTGCCAGCTGTTCGACGTCTCCCCGGTGACCTTTCCGGCGTATGAGGACACGGACATCGCTGTGCGCTCCTGGTTGCCCAGCCGCCAGGAGATTGAAACCCTATTCCGGCAAAGCGGCCCGGAAGAAACGCGGCCGGACGATTCGTGGCAGCACGAGCTCGTTCGGATGCGGCTACTGCTCGAACTTGAGGAAGCCCGCTGATCACGAAAGGAGGCTGAACCAGCCATGAAACGCATTCTGGAACTGACCCAACAGCGGGGCCAGCTCGCCGAGCAGGCGAAGCTCTTGCTGAAAAAGAGCGAGGACGAAAAGCGCGCTCTGACCGCCGAGGAGAGCCAGCAATACTCGAAACTCGTCGAAGATATCCACGCACTGACCCGAACGATCACGGCGATCACACAGGAAGCCGAGATCGAGTCGATCGTTGGTAACGCCCGCGACCAGCGCCGCCAGCTTGCCGCGCCCGGTACCGCCGAGGAAGCCGAACAGCGCCGGCGCGACGCGTTCGGGCAGCTGTTGCGGCGCGGGATGTATGAAAGCGCTGTCGACGAAGAGCTGCGCGAGTACTTGGAGCCCGGTCGCAGCGGTCTGCTGAACTTCCGGCTGGACCAGAACGACGCAAACCGCCGGCCCGAGCGCCGCGCGGCGCAGAGCGAACTGACCGGAAACCTCGGCGGTTATATCGTGCCGACCGGCTTCTGGAACCAGGTGATCGAAGCGCTGAAGTGGTATGGCGGCGTGTTTGAAGCCGGCCCCACGATCATCACCACCGCGATGGGGAACGACCTCGATATCCCCACCGAAAACGACACGGCGATCATGGGCCAGGAGCTCGCCGAGTCCTCGCCCGAGACCACCCAGGAAAAGACGTTCGGCCAGGTGGTGATGAAGGCGTACAAATACAGCTCGCGCATGATCCTCATGCCGATCGAGCTCCTGCAGGATTCGGGCGTCGATATCGAGGGGCTGATCGTTCGCAATCTCGCGACTCGACTCGGCCGCATCCAGAACCTGCGCTTTACGACCGGCGACGGCAACGGCCGCCCGCGCGGTCTTCTGCTCGACGCTGCCGCCGGCGTCGTGGCCGGATCCGGTCACGTGAGCGACATCACGTACAACAACCTGGTCGACCTGAAGTACTCGGTCAACCGGGCTTATCGGCGGAACGCGAAGTGGATGTTCAACGACGACACGCTGGTCGCGATCTTGAAGATCGTCGACCAAAACAACCGTCCGTTGATCCTCGACTATCTGAACACGCTGCAGGCCGACGAACCTGAGCGCTTGCTCGGCCAGCCGATCGTGATCAACAGCGACATGCCCGACCTGGGCGCCTCGAACAAGGCGATTCTCTACGGCGACTTTTCCAACTACTGGATTCGCCGCGTTATGGCGCTGCTGATGATGCGCTTGACCGAGCGCTACGCCGAAGCCGGCCAGGTGGCCTATCTCGGCTTCATGCGCACCGATGGCCGGATGGTCGACGCCGGCACGCATCCGATCAAGTACTTCCAGAACGCCGCATCGTAACCCTGTTACGATAAGCTGGCTGAAGAGCAATCGGCAGCCAGAGACTGCCGAGGATCCGGCGCAGCCGTGGGTCGCGCTTCAGAACGTCTCCAAAGCGCGGCCCGCGGTTGTGTAGTCAGGAGCTGATCGTGTTCGTCAAAATGCGTGAGTCGGTGGCGGGGCGGCATTTCGCCTACAGGGTCGGCGAGGTGGTCGATCTTCAGGATGAGCTTGCGGAAAAGTGGATCGAATCCGGCTCCTGCGAACCGTATTCGGCACCTGCCGCAACTGCCGGAAACGACCCGCACGCCGGCAAACGAGAGGTAAGCGATCCCCCGGCCTCGCGCCGTGAGCGCGCTCAACGGCGATAGATGGACTGGTCCCTTCGCACCGTCACTCCACCGACGAGTGAACCTGTTTCGCTCGATCGCGCGAAGGGCTGGCTGCGCATACCGGTCGCGATGACCGAAGAAGACGACGACATCGCGAGCATGATCGCGACCGCGCGTGGGGAGCTCGAAGCCGAGTACAACCTCCGGGTGATGCCGCAGACCGTAGAGTTTCTTTTGAACCGGTTCCCGCGCGAGCCTTACATTCGGTTTCCCGTCTGGCCCGTCCAGGAAGTGCTCTACGTGAAATATGTCGACACCCAGGGGACCGTCCGCAATATGGCGATCGACGACATCTCCCAAACGTTTGCGGTGTTGCAGCGCCTTCACCGGAAGCCGGCAGAGATCCGGCTGCCGCTCTATAAATTCTGGCCGACTACGATTCTGCAGAGCGCGGACAGCGTCCAGATCGGGCTTTCGGTCGGCTACGTCACCGGCGAGTCTCCGGAGACCTTGCCGCTCCCGCCCCAGCTCGACGCCGCGATGAAGCGGCTGATCGATCACGGATACCGTAACCGCGGCGCGGTCACCCTCGGCACGCTCATGACTTCAGCCGACCTGCGCTTCGGGATCGATCGGCTAATGGTGAACGTGGGTCTGTCGTTCTGAAATGCTTAAGCCGGGAGATCTCCGTCACGGGTCGGGCGACTTCGACGACCGCATCGTCATCTACGAAATGGTCGACGGCCGCGACGCATCGCTTGGCGTGACGCGAACCCCGGTCGAACGCTGGAAGGACTGGGCGGCGTTCGTCCCGCTCTCTGGCGACGAGCTGAAGCAGGGCGTGCGGGAATTGGGCGAGTCGTGGGCGGCGTTCACGATCAACTGGCATCGGTCGCTGATCCCCTTGGAAGACTGGGTCGTAGAACGCACACTGACAGGCGAGAAGTATGAAATCCGCGCGGTCCAGCAGATCGATCGCAAGGTGACCCTCATTCACGGGCGCCTCGTGCGCTAGTTTACTTGCATGGGCATCGGAGTCTCGGGCGGCGACCTCGCGATCGCCAACTTTGAGCGGTTGCTCAACACGCTCTACCAGACGACGGCGGTGCGTGACGCTTTCATGCCCTCGGCGCTCGCCATCCGCGACGACGCGAAGTCAAACGCTCCGGTGCGGACCGGCCGCTTCCGCGACCACATCTTTGCAACGACGGGCCCGCTTCTCTTTGATCAGAACGGGAACGTTGTCGCGAACGTGATCGTGGGCGTGAGCCTCGAGGAGGTCCCCTACGCCCGAATTGTCGAGTTCCACGTTCGGCCGACGTTGCGGCCGGCAGCCGCGCGCGAGGAACCTCGGATTGAGGGGCGCGTCGCGGCCGAGCTGGAGCGCGTGATCGAGGAGTCCATCCGATGACCATCGAAGCGAAGCTGGGCGCGCTCGTCGCGACCGACACCACTCTTGCGGCCGCGCTCGGCGCGCGCGTGTATTCCGAGGTCGCCGAACAGCGGGCCCAGAAGCCGCATCTCGTGATCCGGATGCTGGCAGAGCGTCCCTATCGGCTGCAGGAGGCGAACCCGCAAACGCTGCGCGACTGGGCGTTCCAGCTCACGGTCGTGAGCGAGACCTATGCCGAGGCGCGCGCGCTGGTCGATCGGCTGATCGCCGTCCTTGTTCCCGTCGATGAACGTCCGAACCCGGGCATTCAGTCGATCGCAAACGCGGACCAGCGGGTGATGTGGATAGAAGCCGATCGCGCGTATGAAGGCAGCGCCGACTTCGATATCCGCGAGGACCTGGGCGCCTGATTTTCCGCCGCCGGCTGTAGTATGGTGTCCCTGCTATGCAAACCCACGATGATGTTCCTCCCAGAGTCGAGCTGCACGTTAACGACGAAGGCGTCGGAACAATAACCTTCGATGGCATCGCGCAGCGCGGCGTGTATAAGGCAGAGCTCGTTTCACAAGCTGGCGAGCGCCCCCTGCTGCGCCTGTCGCAGTGGTGCTTGGAGATCTCGGCGACCGTCGAAGGTGGCCCGGTGGTCGAGCGCGTCACGGTCTGCCCGAACTGCAAAGCTCAGCCAGGGTTTACGTCGCCCGAGGAAGCCGCATACAACGCGGTCGCTCTTTTTGGGATGGCCGATATCGAGCTTGGGCACCGGCTTCCGTGGAAGTCTCTTTCTGACACGGAGCGGGCGGCGGTCAGGCACCGCGCCTCTGACCTGGTCGTGACGATCCGCCAGCTGCTCCAGCTCCGGGGGCTGTGATGCTGGTCTCCTGCGTTATGGTGACCGCGAACCGCCCGCGCCTCGTGCCCGTCGCGGTCCGCTGCTTCCTCGATCAAACGTATGCCGATCGCGAGCTGGTGGTGATCGACGATGGCGACGTCTCAATTCGCGAGTACTTGCCGAGCGATTCGAGGATCCGCTACTTCCGCGCCAGGCGCGGTCCGGATGGCGAGGCGCTCTCGATCGGCCGGCTGCGTAACATCGGCGCGGACATGGCCAACGGCGATTACATCGCACACTGGGATGACGATGACCTGTCAGATCCGATCCGGATCCACGAGCAGATGTCGCGGGCGTTCCCCGACAATAACCTCGACCTGGTCGCCTACAATCGACTCGCGTTCCTGCACGAGCGGACGGGCCGCGTGTGGGAGTTTGATTACGCGAACTTTGGATGCGGGTGCTTCGGGACGTCGCTTTTCTACCGCAAGACTCTCTGGCGCGAGCTGCGCTTTAACGAGGGGAAGCTCGCGGGCGAGGACGTCGATTTCGTGAACCGGTTTCGCGCACTCACCGGATCCGATGCGACCGTGGTCAGTGCAAACGAGCCACTGTACCAGGGCCTGCCGATGATGGCGGCGCGAATTCATGGGGCGTCAACAAGCCCCCACATCTTCCGCGGCGAGCGCTGGACCCAGCTTGCGGAAGACAATGAGCTCGCGCTCAGCGTCGCCGGCTGGTTCAAGCGAATGTCCGCGTGGGAGACGCCCCGATGATGAGCTTCTGGCGGCGACTTCGCGCGGTCTTCGGGCCCAGCCTCGCGCAGCTAGCGCGTCGAACATGGTTGGCGCCTGCTGTCGACGAGGAGCTGCTCGCCGTTCGCGATCAATTCCATCGGGAGATCTGCGAGATCTTCGCGATTCGGTGGAAGCCGTGACGCTGGTTCACGGCGATCGTCTTTCGCAGTGGGCGTCGGACGTAGCGGCACGCGTGACCGAAGCGGTCTTTGAGGAGTTTCGATCGACCGCACCTGTTACGGAGCTGCCGGCGCGGATCAGGCGTCGAATCGATTTCATCCTGATCGACGAAGGCCAGAAGCTGATGCGCTATGCGCAGGTGGCCAAGCGCGCAGAGGAAGCGCGGGTGCGGTTCAATCAATTGACGGCAGGCACGGCGATCGACGTCGAGGCCCAGGAGAAAAAATGAGCGTTTGGTTCGCGATCCCTTCAAAGCGCCCGCGGGCGGAAGCCGAACCGGTAGTTCGCGCATGGCTCGCGCGCGGCTACCGCGTCGCGCTTTTCCGCAACGAAGGGGACGAGCCAATGTCGGCCACGATGGTCGTCACCGGGCGCTACGAGGGCTATGCGCGCACGGTGAACTATCTGTGCCGCCAGATTCTCGGGACCGACGCAGCCGCGTCCTGGATCGTCACCGGCGGTGACGACACGATGCCTGATCCCGATCACGACCCGCTTGTTGTCGCGATCGAATGCGCCCAGCATTTCGCGGGACCGTTGCCGCCGGCGCCGGCACCCGTGACCGACACCCGGCCCGAGTTCGCGAAAGCCGAAATGGAGCGCGTGAGTCGCGAGGTGCAAATCGTCCAGGGAAGCTGGCTGCGCCGCGCCACGTTCGGCGTGATGCAACCAACCGGCGATCGGTGGGGCGAGCGACCTGGACGGTCGGCAGCGATCGATCGCGTCGCCGGGTCTCCCTGGCTCGGGCGCGAATGGTGCCGTACGATGTATCGCGGCCAGGGTCCGCTCTGCGAGGCCTACTTTCACATGTACGTTGACCAGGAGCTGCAGGAGGTCGCCAAACGCATGGGCGTGTTCTGGCAGCGCCCAGATTTGACCCAGCACCACGACCATTGGCTTCGCACCGGCAAGGGCGAGCCCGAGTTCCTGCGTCGGGCGAACGCCGAGTTCGGCGCCGCGCAGATTATTTTCAACCGGCGCGAGGACGAAAACTTCCCGGGCCACGAACCGCTACCACCGGAGGGCTTATGAGCTTTTCGCAAAACGGCGAGGACGTCCGCATGCTCGAGGTGGCCGCGCGGACCGATCCCGGAGTCATGACCAGGAAGGGCCGGATCCTCGAAGTCGGAGCTTTCGATGCGAAAGCGCTGTCGAACTCCCGCTTTTTTATCGAGCGCGGCTGGGAAGCCGTGCTTGTCGAGCCTTCACCCGGGCCGCTCTCGAAGCTGGCACGCGAGTATGGCGAAACGATTTCGAGCGACGGAACGCGCGCGCGGTGTTTTGCGTCCGACCGGGTGAAAGTGGTGTCCGCGGCGGTCGTTCCTTACCGCGATCTGGGAACGCTGTGTCTTGCGGTCACCGACGACGCCGTATCCACCAACTCGTCAAAGATATTTGACGTGTGGAAGCGGAAGGCCGGGTATTACGGGTCGATCTACGTCGCGACGATCGGCGTTCGCGAGCTGGTCGAGCAGTTCGGGCCGTTCGACCTGGTCTCGATCGACACCGAAGGGAGCTCGGTCGATCTGTTCGGCGCCTTCGTGGATCACTGCTTTTTCGCGACCGCCTATTGCGTCGAGCACGACGGCCGGATTTCCGACCTGATGCGCCACGCGAACGTGCACGGCTACGAGCTCGCTTTCGATAACGGAACCAACGCGATCCTGCGGATGGATCCCTCGAAGCTGATGTCGGGCGTCTGATGACCCGCGAGGAGTACGTCCGCGAACATCCGGCAGCCGCCCGATTCGACGCCGCGCTTGATGCGTTCTACGCGCGCCGTGGGCGTTCGTATCAGGGCCGCAATCCGTGGCCGTGCTGCGTGCACTCCTTCCAGGCATTGAGCGGCGATATCGATAAGCTGATTGAGACCGGCGAATGGATCTGCGGCGGTTGTACCGCGCGGTGGTTCTGGAAGAAGGACATCCGGCGCTGGTCCCGTGGTCGAAAGGAAGCCGCTCAATGAAAATCGTCGGGATCATGCCGGCCAGAAACGAGGCGCACGAAATCGGACTTACCGCACGGGTCGCGCTCGGCTGGGTCGACGCGCTGGTGGTTCTGTGCCACGCGTGTTCGGATGCCACGGTCCAGATTCTTCTCGACTTGAAAGAGGAACCGGTCGCTGGATCGAAACTCCATATCCACGCAGCCAGCGACCAGAGCTGGCCGGAAATGGCGCACCGCCAGTACCTGCTCGATCGCGCGCGCGAGCTGTGTGCGACCCACGTCGCCATCATCGACGCAGACGAGCTGCTCTCGGCGAACGTGTCCCGCAGCGCTGTGCGCCGGCACTTCGAGGAGCTCGAGGTGGACGAGTTTCTTCTTTTCCCCGGAATTTATCTTCGTGGCGGGATCGAGCGCTATCACAAGACCGGCGTGTGGGCCGATCGCTGGTTCAGTGCCGGCTTCCGCGATCACCCTTCGTTTGAGTGGTTGGGCGATCGCTTCCACCACAGGGAACCGTTCACCACCATGACGATGTATCCG